CGGCGGGCGAGCCGAGAACCCGCCGGGGTCGAGGACTCGGAGTTAGCTAACTCCGAGAGCTTTCTTGACCTCTGTCAGCTTATCAGCTGGTACAGTGTCCAGGTACTCGTAAGCGTTGTTATCAGTGCTATCAGGCAATGCCTCGATAGTCACTTCATACTGGATCACGCTAGAGTGGGTGAACTTGACATCACCAGAGACAGAGATCTGCCCGATCGGGATAACCTCACGGATAAAGGTGTTCTCGTCAAGCATCTCCAGGGTGTAAGATGCACGGGGTGCGGGCTTAGCGTTGATCTTCACCGCAACCTTGCCATCGTGCTTACCAGCCTCCGGAGGAGTGATGGTGACGTTCTCCTCACCAACGATGGACTTCAAGGTGGTAGCCGATGCTGACTCCATGTAGCTGAACTTGTAGCTCACAGAGAAGTCTGAGCGAACGACCTTCACTACCTGACCGCCCCACGCCTTGATCTTGTCATCGGAGGCGTCAGTGGTACGGGTAACACCATCCTCAGAGATGAATCCCTGAGCAACGAATGCCGCATTGAGACGGGTGGTTGCGTCAGTTGGAAGCGGGGTGCCAAGTGGCGCGCGGGTTACCCCGCCGGTCGCCTTGAGTGGCTTACCTGTAAGGATAGCGGTAACGCCCGAAAGAGGTTCTGCCATGTTATCTCCTAGTTACTTTCTTGGGTTGACGGGCGCAACCAGAAACGAGCGCTAAAGGTGTAGGCTGGTATCTTCCGGTCCGCCTCTGGATTCCATTGTGGAAAATCGTTAATACTCTGTGGAACGACAGTCGAGTCCTCACCGATCCAGTCGTGCAGCGCCTCCCACACCTGCCGGGAGAGGGTCTCTGCATCCTCGCGGGTCGCTGCTCGAACCTCAAACTGAAGGAACGAGTCAAGGAACGCGCCCATGTACAGCACCCGAGACCCGAGGTCGTTAATGATTAGGCACGGCTGTCGGTAATCGTATGAGTCGCTATCGGGTTCCTGCAAGAAGATGCGGGTACGGAGTCGGGGTGCGAGATGCGAGCGAGTCGTTACAGCGGGGTCACTAAAACTCATTCCTCCCCTTTCCGTATGTTCTTGAGAAGCGAGTTGCGCTTACGGTTATCACGGGCTGCCCAGCCGGTAGCCATCACTGAGACAGCACCACGGGGTCTCTCCAGCACGAGATCTGTCACCTTGTAGCCCGTGACCTGACCGTTGCGGGAGGCGGCTTGAGCGATCGCTTTAGCGCGGCGCTCCAAATCGGCGCGAACCGGAGGTGACTCACGCAAACGGCGGAACGCCTCCTTATTGAGCTTGACCTTGATACGAGAATTAACCACGACGCACCTTCAACTTTACTTCAGTCATGAATGTGGCACCGGTAAAGACGTTAGCAACGTTCCAACCAACTCCCTGGGGGACACACTCAACCGCGACTCCCAGCCGGGGGTGTGTGATAAGGAACTTGTCCTCAGTCGCCACAGTGTAGCTCGACGGGAGGTAGAGTGTAGCAACGACATCAGGAGAGACGGCGATGCCCTGACCGTTCTCCCCAGATGCCGGTACATCGAGGATGAACCCTTCCACGGTGACCGGCGGGTCCCAGGTACGTACCGGGGACCCATACCGATCCGTAGCGCCATTCGTTGATGCTCGGAGGTACTGCACTACCGGGGGTGTATGCCCGCCGGGTTGAATCAAACTTATCATATTGCCTCGGTCCTCAAACGATATGGCGCAAGAGCCTCCTTCTCGCTATCGGAGAGGGAGAACCCAAGTACATCCCCATTCCTCGACAGGTACCCCACGCCTTGCGTTCCTGCTCTCTGGTACGAGAGTGGCGCGGCGGGGAGGGCAGCGAGTCGAGCCTTGACACGCTCAAGCACCAGAGCGAGCTCAGGTGCTTGCGGAAACCCGTGCTTAAACTCGACAGTCACTGCCTTATCACCTGCGGGGGGTTGATACGAAGGAGAGAAGGTCACCCACCCATCCTCAGAGAAGGTCCAATCATACAGATCCCTCCCGTGGGTCGCTACCCGGTGCACCTCGGCGAGACGAAGTGTCGGGATGAAGAGCCGACCCCCGCCGGGGTAATCGAACGACCGAATCTCATTCACCTCAGGGGTGACATGCCAACCACAGTACGCGCGAATCATCGAAGTGATCGCTTCTTCCTGCGAGGTCGCGGCGGGGATAGGTGGGTAATTCATGGGCTAACCCTTCTTCTCTTCCTTCTGCTCAGTCTGTACCTTCGGTTTAGGACCTGGCTTCTTGCGCTCAGCGGGCTTCTCTGCGGGAGCAGCGGGCTTCTTCTGGCTATCAACCAGAACAGCCCCGATCTCCTTCGCGGTAGCCTCAGTCAGCTGAACGTGGTAATCCAGACCGTTGACGTTAACTTTGTATACCTTCATGGTGGTCACTCCTAAGCACCGAGGGTCAGTTCAACGAATGCATCGGGGCGACGCACAGCAAGCGCGAGGCGCTCCTCCGCCAAGATGGTGAACTGGTTCTTGGTGAAGTCATCGCGGTCAGCGTTGCTGGTCTCGACACGGATGCCGCCCTTACGGTACACGGTAGCAGCAGCCTGACCCGCACCGATCAATACCTTGCCCGCCGGGATGGAAGTGGTCTGGATGGTGTTCAGACCCCACAGCGGCGGATCCTGAAGGATACCACCAACGCCGTACTGACCCTGGAAGGGACCACCAGCGAGGTACTGACCGTTGCCATCCTTCTGCAGACGGAACTTCTCGTAGTCCGCCGGGTTGATGACAATACCATCAGCACGGAGACCAGTCTTGGTAAACACAGCGTTCATGGACTCGTAGACGGCATCCAGGTTACCAGCAGCGTTAGTAGCAGTCTTCTTCTGGACACCCTCACGGTTCAAGAGACCCTTGATCTTCTGACCGGTGCCATCACCATTCAGGAGCTGAGCCTCCTCAGCAACGAGCAGCTGGAACAGGAGGCGGTTATTGATCTCGGAGACGAGGAACTCAGCATCCTCAGCCATCTCCATAGAGAGCTTGATCCAGCCAGCGAGCTTCTTCAGCACCTCAGTCACCTCGGTGTAATCCGGAGGAGTCATGCCAGGCTTGTCGGCACCCTCAGCAATCATGCCGAAGGTACCATTGGTCGAGTCGTCCCACACCTTCTCGACGAAGTAAACGATCGCGTTAGAGGTGATGGTACCACTACCGAGCCAGCTTGCGATGGTAGGGCGCTGCGCATAAGCGGTGACAATGTTGCGGTCAATATCAGGAGTGACCAGGTGGGATGCAGTCGACTGGAGGTTATCCAGCTTAATGACATCACCAGCAGCTTTCGAGCCAGTGAACTCCGGCATATCGAAGGGGTTCACGCGGTTGCCGGACTTCAAACGTGCCAGCACACCAGAGGATTTAGCGCCCTGGACGAAGTAATCGCCAATGGACTTAGCCTGAGGAGCCTGATCGCCGGCGAAGGTGTCTTCCTTCGCGGGGAGCGCTGGAGTACCCAGAGATTTCACCATAGCGGATGCCTCCTCAGCGGATTTCATACGAGAAATCACATCATCAGTCGCAGCCTTCAGTCCATCGAACTCCTGCTGCTCTTCCTCAGTCAGTTCCTCGCCCTCAGCGAGCTTCTTTGCGAAAGCGGTGCTCTTTGCGAGCAGCTCATCGCGCTTTTCAGCCAATGTCATAGTAAGTTACCCTTCATAATGGATAGTCGAATAATGTTCAGTTCCGCTTCAGCTACCATCGCCAGAACACGCGAATTGTCCATCGGCGCATCCTTGGTGTTGGGGCTTTCGCCCTCCTCCACCGTGTGCACCTCAGGGTCCTCTTCACTACTGCCTTGGTCCTCTGAAGGGTCTTCCTCTGTCACGTCGAGGGGTGCGGCTCCCCGCCGGGGGGTATCCGCCTTCACGTCCAAGATCTCGGTCGATTGATTCGCGCCAACAGGCACCACCGATACCTCGAAAAGCTTCAATTTAGTGAGGAGAGTGATGTAACGCTCCATCTCCTCATCTGCGTACGGCTCCTCCGCCTCCACCAGATACGTGAAGGACATCTGTCGCACAAGACCACGCTTCAGTAGCGAGTACACCTGAGCACCCATCGGGTTCTCCAGGTCAAGCTGAACTCGAACAAACAGCCCGTGCTCATCCTCGTACGCCTCTTTAGTCCAGCCAATACACAGCTGTGGGTCGTCGAGCATGTGGTTCCAGTAGCACGGGACACCAGACCCGCCGGGTCCATACGAGTTCAGCGATTCCGCGAATGCGCCCGGCTTGACGATATCGCCGTGGAGGTCCACATTGTTGAAGACAGACGCGTACCCTGTGAATTCACCAGCCGCCTCACTGTCCGGCGCAGGAGCCACCTCAACAGTAACCGCTTTACGTTTAATCCCCATGGTTTACCCATTTCTCGTGTAGTTCCTTCGCCTTCGCTTGCCACTCAGGGAAATCTGTCAAATCAGAGCCAAGCTCCCGTGTTAGGCGGGAGGTGAGCGCCGGGCTTTGTCCTTTCGACGCGATAACCCGCCGGGCGCGGGCGGAATGCCTCGTCAAAACCGCCTTCACCGCCTCTGGAGGCTCGATCTCGTCTGTCACGTCGGGGTCTGTCGCCGCCTCGGAGTCAACCTCTTTAGTAGGCTCCTGCGGACCCTCAGAGAGGTTGAGGGGGACAACCAGCTCATCCCCGCCGGGTATGGCAGGG